CAGGATTCACCAGCGTGGCACCTAGTTGAAAGAATGCACTCATGAATGCTTCCCACCTAGGAAATGGCATAGTTCTTATTCGCGGAATGCTTGATGCCAATGAAATAAAAGCGTGCGATGTGTCTTTGGTGGAAAACTCCATCACCCCTCAAGGCTTTACGACTAGAGATGGGAAACTTTACGACACTGGCGGCCATGAATACGATAAAGACGCAGGTTCTTTTACTCATCCAATCAGATATTCAGAAAATATAGATTCTGTTAATTTTACAAAAATGTTGACAAGAAAAGTGTATGAATCAGTTGTTGGATACTGCAAAATATTTCCCTCGGTTGTTGAATGCATAACAGAGCATAAGCAACTCCATTACATTAAGTATCCAACAAATGCTGCAATGGGCCCACATTCTGATTGTGCTGCTTCTTATAAAAATAATTCAGTTGAGGTTATTTCGTCATCTGCAATAGACAATACTTTGAGTACATCGGTAGTTCTTAACAATGACTTTGAGGGTGGGGAGTTTGTTTTTACATTGATTGGCGAAGAGTTGTCGCTGAATGCTGGAGACGCCCTCATATACCCATCAAATTTTGTTGGCAGCCACGAGGTAAGGGAAGTGAAGTCTGGCGAAAGATGGTCTTTTCTTTCATTCTTCTCACATGCGCGAACAGTTTTTGGCGGAGAGAATGACATAAATCAACGAAATATGTGGCTAAGCAAATTTCGCGATGATGTTGGAATGCACGATACTAAAATTGCTAATAACTTTCAAAAAACAGTTAAGGTTGGTCAATTGTGATAATTACACACATGGGTAATGCTATTGTCAAGTTTGATGACGCATTTGAAGTTGATTTAGATTTGTTTGAAAAATTCAAATTACATATTGAAGAAACATTGCCACATAAAAGCGTTTATTCAAATGAAGATGGTTCAATGCGAACCGAAGGGGGGTATGAAATATCAAATGACTATATTAAATATTCTCCGATTCGTTACACAAATCTCCACACCCTTCCCGACGAAGACAAGAATTTTATTGAATACATGAAGCAGGCAATGCATAAATGCGTAATTGAGTATTGCAAGATATTTCCAGTTGTCATAGAAAACATAAGATGGGTAACAAATGGATATGTAATAAAATACGAAAACGGTCAATGCATAGGTCCGCATTCAGACTGCAACATTGCCTACGCGGAAGACAATGTAACAGTAATAAACAGCATTCCAGTAAATAATGTTCTTACTATTGGAGCATTTTTAAATGACGATTTTGATGGTGGGGAAATATCTTGGAGGATATGGGGAATCACCAGTAAACCAAAAATTGGTTCAATATTTATATACCCATCATCGTTCGTTGGATGCCACGAAGTTGCTCCAGTCACGAACGGGGTTAGATATGCGTATCTCAGGTGGTACGGCCATGGTGAAATTCCGCACGAACCGAATGAAAGCGTTTTACACTTACTTCAAAACCTAAAGGCAAGCAATCATGAACAAAAATTTGTACCAGTTGGGAGAATTGGAGTTTAGACGCTATTTCTGTAACTGGTCCAGTCGGCATAGTTCATCCCATTCCATTTTTCAACTACCCAAAATGTGCTCGTAGCCAATCTGTGACCAGATTTAATCTCTCTAACCCCATGCGAGAAATTTGCTCCTGCTGGGAAAATCAATAGAGTTCCAGCACTCGGCTTATATTCAATACCGTATTGCGAAAAATATATCTCACCGCCTTCGTAGGCGTCATTGAAATACAAAACATTGCTTAAATCACGCCAAGACTCACACACCTTATCCGCGTGCTCGTTCAATGCTGTACCAGGGATATATCTAGCGATATCTATTATTTCGGAATATCCAGAATCTGGATTTATCTTGCAATCATATGTTTTTTCAAGCAGTGGATAAATGAGGTTTCTATATTTGCGAAGAATCTTTGTTATCTCTGATTCATAACCATCAATGAGAGTTGAAATTGACTCAATTGGAACCAAGGGGTTTGACTCTCCGCATTTGGCTGTTTGGCAGAAATCTCCTATTTTCAATAGGTCTTCATCTGAAATAAAATTTTCGTATACATGGATGTATTTTTTATCTTCTAGATTTATTTGAACTTCATCCCACCCATCGTAGATATAAAAATCTGTATTTTTCATAACCCTGGGACCGTCACTGCTGATTTGCCAATTTCGTATTTATCGTAAATTCTTTCACCGTGATTAAACCCACCAGTCAAGGAGTGAGCCACGCAACGATTGTCCCAAATCACTAAATCATTTTTTCCCCAAATTAAAGACAGTTGATTTTTGGGAGATTCAAAGATTTTAAGAAGGCTGAGTTTGTATTCAACCCACTTGTCGTTGTCTTTTGCAACTGTATTCTGTCCATTGTAAAAAATAGAAATTCTATTTGTATCTGGGTGTGAGCATATTGATGGGTGCATGTATTCTGGTTTTCTGTACATTGGTGGCTCATTGATGTCCGCATTCCAACCAGGTGATTTTATTGTGGATATAAATTCAATATCACTATTTTTTAAATCGTCGTATGCGCGTTCAAGGTCCACAAATTTTGTGTTTCCTCCATTTGCAGACGGTTCTCTCATGTGCATGCAACTTATGTCTACAACCAGTTCTTCCCATGAGTCGTCAACATGCCATCTATCAACACCCCATCTAGAAAAATATTCATCACTTGACGGGAGTGGTTTATTGTTTTCTTCAAAATAGTCAAACAACTGTTTGCTTGTTTGGTGGGTATCAATTTTCAAATAATTATGGTTTTTTGATAGCGACTTTAAGCAGTTAATAACTTGGTCTGGTTCTAAATTTATGTTTTTGAATACTAAGACCTTATGGTTTAGCAAGTCTTGATATATGGACTCGGCATTATCCATGATTGCCTGGAGCCAAAGCCCTTCATAAACCTTGCCAAAATCAGCATGCTCCTGCATGTTTAATCTTTTTCAATCTCTTTTGCGGTGTGCGTTCCCCCGTATTGCGTTACGCATCTATTTTGGAATACTGGGTTGGAGCCGACTTCAAGACCTTCAACTGGCTTCATCCATCGCGAGTAATCGGATTTACAGTAACGCTCATAGTCATCATAGATTTCATCAAACCAAACAGGCGGACACCACTCGTTTGAATCCTTGCTTTCAACAATCCTGATGTTTGCTGCCTCGTCATCGGCTCCCTGTCCGAAGAATGTAAGGTACGCATAGCGAGTGCCGCCTTCCATCTTCGTAACGCCATGGGCGCACATGTAATTGGTTGGGAAGAATATGATGTCGCCTTTTTGCGGCTTGTACTCAATACCCAGGTAAGGGAATTTGAGGGTTCCGCCGCAAAAGTTTTCACCATTAAGTTCCCCTGCAGTTTCAACATGGTCGTTAAAGTAAGCCAAAGCACCAGCGGTCTGTCTAGAAGCGACCATGCCTTTTGGCATATAACGAACACCCTCGGTCACCTTGTAGTTAGTGTCGTTGTCTTGGTGCCAGCCAAGGATTCCTTGTCCGTGATAGCGAAGGATGTGCCCGCGAGTCTTCCACCAAAGGCTTCCAACGATTAGTGGGAACATGTCTATGTATCTAATTAGACACTTATAGATTGTGTCTTCAAGATATACGAAGTAGTCAAGGATTTCTTTTTGCGTATTTTCGTCTACTGGCGCCAGAAGGCGAACTGGTGCAGCAGGAACATCTTCCATTCTGTACCTAAATCCATCTTCATTAATCCCGTATTGGACGCCGTCTTCGCCGATGACATATGACCATCGGCCCTTATGCGCTTCTTCTGCACAGTCGTCAATGTGTGACAGAACAAACTTCTCTACATTGAACACATTCTTGAATACAACAAGCCCATTACCAAGGTCCTCAAATTGAAACTGGCTGATTTCAAGCAGTTCTTTGTCGCCTATCTTGGGTGTTGATGGTAGTGCCATGGCTTCAGTCTATCACGACCCTATTTTGGCCATATAGAAATTCTAATTACTTCTTGTCACAACTGTTCTGTCGGCAAAGTTTATTCCAGCAAACTCAAAGTATTCATCAAGCGTTCGTTTTGTGCCTAAAGCAAATTCGCCAATGATGTTGTTTTCTAGTATGTTCAACAACTCGCTATTTGAACCTTCAACTAGTTTTGACCATTCTTCTGGAAAATCCTGCCATGCGTGGCGGCGCTTGTTGCGTTCAATCGTTGCTGAACTATCAAAGTAAAGATGATACAGATAGGAGCCATTTGGTATTACTGGAGTAAATCCATGAGTAAAAGCGCGAGCGGCAGTCAAAAATTCTTCTCCCCAGAATGCTATTTTTCTATTCGGTTTTACTGAAGATAAATCTCCAATGGAAAATATTGCTGCACCAGATACGGAAGGCGTATATCCGCACTCGTATAGAGAGCCAACTGCGGTTTGATGTGGAAAATTAGCAATTTTAAAGTCTTCAAGTTTTTCAATAAATGCGATTTTAGTAAGAGAGTTATTCGTATCTCGCATTTCAACCATTGATTTGTCATACCAATAAGATGCTGGATACATTGATAAAAGAGGTTTTTCAATCCCGATATTGACATATTCGTCTATTGATGAGATTAAGCCGATATCCCAGTTTTGCTTAAATCTCATATGGGCATCTATTTGAAGATAATAATCTTCACCGTCATAAAACGAATTTGCCGTGTATCGCCCTTCACCTGCACCAATTCCGTTTGGAGCAATACTGGTGCGCATTGTTATTTTGTGCGGACTTTTGCATATTGGATATTTAATTTCCGCGTCCTCCATGACGCAGTTTGCAATCCCAAAATGCAGTCTTGAGTTACTGCTGCAACTTCTTATTCCGTCTGCAACAGTTTTTGCTAGTTCCAAATCATTGTATGAAGGAATTTGTATAAATACAGATTTCAATCCAGCCTCGCTGAAATAAGTGCATCTACCATTTCCCGATTGGACATGTTGCGTCTTTCAACTTGACCTTTAGCGCCATGAAACAACCGCACTCTCGGCATTGTTTTGTGGACTGAATTAGTCGTGGGCACTCAAGACAAATGCTTAATCTATCCCCTGCTTCCTGCGTAGAGGATTTTGGAGCATTGTGATTCAAGACATCCCACGGTCGGGTTGAACCAACTTTTCTCTTGTACTCCTGCCAAGGGCTCATTATTACTCCGTTGGAGCGGAGAAATTGGTTCCATCCCATGTCCAACCGTACTGAACTGTTTCCTTTAATTCAGTTGGGCATTTAATGATTGTCGGATTAGATGAAAAAATTGCGTGCACGCCGTCCAGTTGGCTGTCAATTGGAATTGCATGGCGCCAAACAACTTCCCCATCAATAACGAAGAAATAGTATTCGTTTGCTTCTGCAGAAAATGGGTCTGGAGTTGTGTCTGACATGTGATTATCCTATATCTTTCTAGTTGGCAATTAACAACTTGGTCCAGAGCATGAACCTGGGTAGAATGTTCCTTCAGTGCCGCAGCCACTTGGTGTGCAAGCAATAGTGTAGTACGGCTGAATACAGTTCGCGGTTCCAGGGCAACCAGCATGCGTGTAACCAGAAGCGACAGTGGAGCACGAGCACGGCGCAGCAGTAGTAGTCGTCGTAGTCGTCGTAAAGTCAGGCGGAGCAGCAGTAGTCGTGGTCGTCGTAGTCGTAGTGGTAGTGGTCGTAGTTGTTGTAGTCGGCGCTACTGGCGTCACGGAACCAGATGCAGATGAGGTCGCGCTTACTCCGTATCCACTATTAGCCGTAACGGTGAAAGTGTATGCGGTTCCGTTCGTGAGCCCACTAACGACAAGCGGTGAAGAACTACCAGTCGCGGTAATGCTCCCAGGGCTAGATGTAGCCGTGTATGAGGCAGTTCCCTTTCCATCGTAGGCAGAAGCGGTAAACGAAACCGTTGCGGTAGCGTCGCCAGCGACAGCACTTACGCTCGTTGGGGCATCAATGAACTTCCCCGCGCTGGAGGTGTTTCCAAAAATCACGACGCGCTCAAGTCGCCAATCAAGTACCACTCGTCTGTAGCGCGCTTAATAAGCGTTGCTGATGAATACCTTGCTCTTAGGTACAGGCCAGGAGTTGCGCGAATCGTCACCCCAGAGCCAGCAGCAATTTGGGTTTTTCCGCTTCCGTACTGGACAACTGTGACTTCTGCACCTACAGCGAAGTTTGCTGTAGAACTTGGAGGAACGGTCAAGGTATTGGCCGAACTTACTTCCATCTCAATAATTTTATTTTTGTCAGTTAGTGACAGTGTGTAGTCAGCAACCTTGTTTGAAATTGAAACATCTGCAATTTTTGACTTTGCAATCGCAGCAGAGGCATTGACATCTGCATCAACAATCACACCACTACTGATTGCTGTGACTCCAGCATCGGTGACGCTGATGTCTCCAGTGATTGAAGTGTATGTCGGAACACCAGAGCCGTTTGCCAAAACAACATAGCCAGCGGTTCCCGATGCAAGTTTTGACAGAGAAATTCCTGCGCTTACAGCGATTTCAGTATTTGTTACTTCACCAGCCTCAATTTGAGCGCCGACTTCTTCCCATGCACTTCCTGTATAAAAATACAACTTGTTGGTTGCATCAATATAACTAAACATTCCCTCAGCAAGAGTCACGCCAGCGGCCGAATAGGCGCTTGACCTGTCACTTGTTGTGGCAAAACGATGGATTGTCTGGTCCATCAAGTATGTGTTTACTTGGGCTGCAGTTAATACCGCTCCAGTAGAAAAAAGTTTGATTCCAGCGCCAGCCATTGAAACTCCAGTTTGTAAGTGTGGTTCCAACAATAATACATCACTTGATTAAGCACAGAAACAAAGGCTGTGTAGTAAAATTTAATGTCTATTTACTGGGGGTCACATGCGTTATAGGTTGAGCACCAGAATTGTTCGCTTCCAACTTGCAGCACTATTGCCAATTTCTTTGCTGTCAATGTTTATGGCAATACCTACAGCGCGAGCGACTTTTTCAACAAACACACAAATCTCAAACAGTCAAGGATTTCTGCAGGGCGAGTTTGCCGAGGTTGGCGTACGAGCAAACGGTGCTTTTGGTTCAACTGGTGTTCCATCTGGCTTTCATCAGAACCCTGCTTCATGTTTGGGTTTTCGCGTTGACAGGGAAATGGACGGCTGGGGGACAACAACAGATGACGGTGACTACTTCTGCCCAGGTTCTCCGTTTGAAGGCTGGCAGGTAAAAGTCGGTTCAAGCCTCGGTAGAAACGACCATGGACAAACTGGTGTTTCTGGTGCGGTTTCCGATATTCAAAACTCTGGTTCTTCTCAATGCGTTTCGTGGAATAGCGCCAGTCCATATAACGGCGTCAGCATTTCACAAAGATATTGCGTTCCAACTGCAGGACAGGCTCTACATACGGATGTGACGCTCACTAACACAACTGGCTCGGCAGTTAGCGACATCTATTTCGGTCGTGGATTTGACCCAGACAATGCAACTGGAAACGGCGACATGACATGCGGTGGCTCAACGATAAGCACAGGCATGTTTTATTCGTGTAATGCTGTGACTGGTCAGGGAACAGAGGCTCAAGCAACATCTCGTTGGGGTAATGGTTCGTTTATTGCTCTGCAATCATTTGATGCTCGTGCTCGCGTGGCGCGTCAGGCTGGTGGATTTTCTTCACCCGACCCATCGGATATTTGGACTGCTGGAAACACTCTAGCCACTAGCGGAACATACTTGGGCAATGTCGGCGAACTAGGGGCTGATGCAGGCCTATATGTTGCTCTGCAGATACCGACCCTTGGTGCTGGTGCTTCTACATCATTCCGCATTAGTTATGTGCTTTCAGCAGAGGGCAATAATGCGCCCGTTCTGGGCGCACCAGTGGTTAGTGGAATCGGCCAGACTTCCGCGACTGTCGCATCAACAGTCAACCCAAAAGGATTCTCAACCACGGCAGAATTGGTTTACTCAACTGATTCTAGTTTTGCCACTTCAAGTTCTGTATCAATGGGAACACTCACGGGTACGGACGAGTTGGCTATTGGCGCAGAGATTACTGGTCTTGACCCAAGCGAAACTTACTATGCAAAGATTGTCGCAACCAATGAGACTGGAACCACAGAGTCAGCAGTATTTGACTTTGACACACTTGCGGCGACTGCTCCGATAGTTTTGTCTGAAGAACCAACTGTCACAGTTGACGATGGTCCTGTCACTCTTTCTGGAACATTAAACCCTAACGGTTTTAGTTCTACTGCAGTATTCCAATACAGCACTACAGCAGACTTCTCTGGAACCGTGGTGGATGTTCCAGTATCTGGAAGTTTCACTGGCACATCACTTTCAACCGTATTTACTGTTGTTTCTGGCTTAACTGGTGCAACGACTTACTACTTCCGTCTAAAGGTCACTAATGCTTCAGGGTCGGCATATGGCTCAACTATCTCCTTCGTCCCCAACGATATTCCTGCGCCAACATCTTTGGTTGTAACGAGCCTTGACGATACAACTGCGAATGGAACTCTTCGTTGGGCTATTACTCAAGCGAACGCTACTGCTGGTGGTATTTACGACACAATTACCTTTGGCGTTGATGGAACAATCACCCTGTCAAGTGCACTCCCACAGATAATACAGAACCTGACTGTTGCTGGCAACGGAAGAACACAAACCATCATTGATGGAAACAATCTGTACCGAATATTTAATGTCCCATCTGGGCGCTCTTTAACTGTTTCTGACATGACACTAAAACAAGGTCAGGCTACAAATGGTGGTCTCATCTATAACTCACAGGGAACCGTAGTTGCAACGAACATTCGGTTTACTGCAATGGGTGGCGGTAGTGCTGTTTGGAATAACAATGGTGGGTCAAGGGCAGTTTATACAAACTGCACTTTTGACTTTCTGAACAACGGTATTGCTGGTGACTATGGTTCAACTCCACAACTTGCTGCTGGCGTTACAACTTGGGCAAGCGAGCCAGATTCGGTATTTCAAAACAGAACCTATGTAGATAACTGCGTATTTGATAATAACAATGCAGGTATTTACAACTATCGCTTCACAAGAGTAAATAACTCAACATTTACAAATAACGGATATGCAGCGAATATCACTGGCTTGAACCGCTCGCAGATATTGAACTCAACATTTAGCAATAACGGAATTGCCGTTTATCATAACGCCTGGATTCCTACAACCTTCAACATGGGAACAGATAACCGCATAATTAGCGGAAGCACATTTACTAATAACGGCATTGCTATTTATCTTGACGATGGATACAACAATGGTCGCAAAGACCCTCGTTGGGCGACAATCACAGGAAACTCATGGGACGAGCAAGGAACATGGGTTCTTTATTACATTTGGGATGGAGCATCAAATGTCAGCGGAACAGTTGGATTTGAAGAAGCAACATCGCTATTCACGCAGTCTGCAAACCTCAGTGTTGCTCCTGCTACGACTACAACTACGAGTACGACTACTACAAGTACTTCAACAACAACAACGACGGAAGCACCGACAGAGTCCACAGAACCAGCGGTAGTTGTCGCCCCCGTAGCGCCTGAGCCAGAGACCACATCCCCAGAAGACACCACGCCAGCCACGGAAGAGACGCTGCCTGAAGAAACAACGACAGAAGAGACAGAGCCAGATACGACAACTGAAACAGTGCCATCAGAAGAAGAAACGGAAACAGAAGTAATTCCATCTGATGATTCTACCCCTGAACCAGAGGAAGTTGCACTCATCATTGAGAGCCTTCCAGAAGATGCGTCTGCCGAAGATGTCGCATTTGCTGTAAGCGAGGCCCTAATTGGCGCTACGGCGGAAGAGGTGGGAGCGGTACTTGAGTCTGTATTGGCTGATGCGACCACAGAAGAAGTAGTTGCCGTTCTATCTGCAGTGTTTGAAGATGCTTCATCATCTGAGGTAGTGGCAATTCTTGAGGCAACATTTGCTGACGGCGCGACAGACGAAGAGGTTGCCGCTGTAACCGAAGCATTGCTTTCAGATGGAGTAACCGAAGAGGCAGTATCAACACTCATTGATGTTCTTGAAAGTGGAGTTATTGACGAAGCGCAAGTTGAAGCAGTAGTTGGCGCAATCCTTGAGGCAGAAGTAAGTGCAGAAGTTGCCACAGAACTTGCTACAAGCGCCGCAGTTATTCAAAACATTAACGCAGAACAAGCAACAGAGATTTTTGCCTCGGTACCAGTAGAGGAACTTTCCGTCACTGAGGCAGCGGCAATCGTTGACGCTGTTCAGGACGCCAGTACAGAAGTAAGGGAATCATTTGAAGAAGAGATAAATGTGTTCGCTGGCGTGTTTGACGACTATGTGGCGACTGGCTCAACCATTGATGTTGGGACCAGAAGAAGCGTAATTGCGGTAAACTTAGTAACTAATACTGTTGCTATGGCTGCCGCCGCAGGTGGTATCCCAGGCTCATCGTCTAACTCCAATTCCCCTGCCAAGCAAGATGTGGCAGCAAGGAAGGAAGAGGAAGAGGAAGAGGGCGGAGCAATTGAGGGTGAAGGCCCTGAATGGATAAAAGCAATATCTATTTACAAGTTAAAAGATGGAGTAAAAGTAATGGACTGGATGAATTTTATCAAGAAGTTCTGGTATGGAATCTTAAGTTCTGGCTTCACCCTTGCTGGAGCAACGGTCATGTACTTCACCCTGTCGGGTCTTACGCAACAAATCGCCCTTTGGGGAACTGTTCTAGCGTTTGCTGGCTCCATGTACCTCCACATGAAAGAACCAGACTCAGAATAGTTAGTACATAATAATTGCCATATTCATGTTGTAAAATTTAGTAGCGCTAAATCAATGCGCTCCTGATTCTGGAGATTTATTGACATGAGTAAACTTGCTTGGGACTACATTGTTCCAGTAGTTCTTCCAAAAGACCTTAAAGGAATTGAGCCAGGGAAACTCCCAGCCAATCTGTTGAAGGCTGTTCCTGGTGGCGGAAAGATGCACTGGATTGCTGCATGCGCATGGATTTCAATGATTGAGAAGGCAAAGGCTGAAGGCGTTGAACTAAAACCGACTTCAAGCGGCGACACATATCGCGATTACGAGAGCCAGAAAAAAGGATTCCTAACCCGCTACACACTTGACAAAGTGGACGGAACCAGCACCAAGACATTTGAAGGTAAGACTTGGTACCTCAAGAAGGGTATGGCGATGTTGGCTACACCTGGTAAATCGCAGCATAACCTCGGCTTGGCCGTTGATGTTCATTCAGCATCAGAGCCAAAGCGTTTGAATTGGTTGATTGCAAATGTTAAAGAGTTCGGCTTTTCGTGGGAAGTTGTTCCATCAGAGCCATGGCACCTTCGCTATGTATGTGGCGACAATGTTCCAGCCGCAGTAAAAGCATGGATGGAAGCAAATGGTGTGTCCGCACCAGCAGCAGCACCAGAAGCGCCAAAAGTCGCCCCTGCTGCTCCTAAGGCCGCTCCTAAGGCCGCTCCTAAGGCTGCAGCCGCCCCAGCAGGTGATGCAAAGGTACGAAGCATTCAAGAGGCACTAAAGGCTCGCGGAGCGTATCCAGGAGCAATCACTGGTGTCATGGACGACTTGACCAAGGGCGCAATCAAAGCATTCAAGGTTGCAAACAAACTTCCTGCAGACCATGTTCCTGGTCCGCAAGTTCTGAAATTGCTAGGTCTCTAAATTGGACGCAACATGGGCAGCCGTTGTCACGGGCGCTTTTGGGCTTCTCATGTTGCTCATTGAAAAAGGCCGTCGTGAAAATGTTCGCGACCACGGTTTTGTAAAAGACCGACTAGATGCAATCAAAGAAGATATTGCAGACATTGACACCGACATAAGTGTCCTTGAGGCTAAAATAGATACACATATCATTGACCATTCAGTAAGCGCTGTTGAGCAATCTGTCGCTCCAGCACGCAAGAAGCCGAATAAAAAGAAATAAATCTATCTATGGGTAAACGACGAAAAAGCGCAGTACGCGGTCCTCAGCAAAGAGTTCGCGTTAATCCAATAACGAAGCAGGAAGAAATTATTGCTGGAACCAAGGCTGGCAAAAAGCGTCAGCGTTTGTCGCCATCAAACCCTCTTCGCACCCACGATTTGCACGGTCCAGTAGACAAAAAGAAGTAGTCTTTCAGCATGGCTGAACAGGTGATGACATGGAATGACGATGGTCATTCAATTCAACTCAGACTCTCAAAATCCGAACTTGAAATAACTGGGATAACCTGCCCCAACAGAGATACTGGAAACTGCAACGACCCAGTACATGGATGTGTAGTCGTGTACTCCATTAAACGGTACGGTCTTGAATGCAACGCTGGAACATGTAGCCCAGCGGAGAGTATTGATATCTGCTGGACACTGATTGGCGATAGCCGAGTTATTGAGGAATGTCAATTGTGGTTTATGCCGAAATCAGATGAAGTTTTCTCGGCGTGGCTTGAAACAAAGAAAAATACAGATTAAACAGTTCCGCTTTTCTTCTTCGCAAAACCTTTCATTCCGCTTTCTCGGTTTCGCTCCGAAATGTAAATCTCCATCTCTACGCGGTTTTTCTGCGCCAGAGCGTAGAGGTATCGCTCCCCAGACATCGTAATCACATACTTGCCTTCGCCTTTTTCGGCTAGGAAACCGTGCGACAGGAGTCTGACTATTGAACGAGTAACCTCGTTGAATACTGGCTTGTTGACCTTCATCTTGCGAAAGTCTTCCACCGAAAACGGCCTGCGGTGCGTACGCATTTTCCCGTAACACATGATTACATAGCCAAGGGAACCAGATTTGAAAGGAAATTTATTTGCGCTCATTGAGCACGAAGGCTATCAAAACAGTTCTTCTTCTCCAACGCTGTCAACCTGTTTCATCGTATTTATTGCGCCCAAAAGGTGCTGTATATCAGGGTGAGAAATTACATTTTCAACCGAAACTTTGTAGACATTTTTGCGATTGACTTTTGTCTTTGTAACAAGCCCTTTATCTATAAGGGATTTAATCGTTTTGTCAATCATCGTTTCGCTGATGTTGAGGTAATTGGATAGAGCCCTCTGTGTTATTGAGTTGTCTTCAATCAGAGCGATGAGAACTCTCCCAGGAGTTGAAAGCAGGCTTATCGTGTTTTCATTGTGATAGCGAAATAACTTCTGCTTATCCAGAGTCTGCAAAATGCTTGAAATTAAGTCTTCCTGACCGTCGCCGACTACCGCTTGGAGGGCGTCGCGAATTTTGTCAGATTTTGAATTTTGCATAGATTTGTGCACCACAGCGTAGCACCAATGTTCTATTATGGGCACACCTAGTCACACTAAGCCACAGGAGAAACCACATGAGTGAAACCTTGACCAATGGCGCTCCAAAATTGAGCCAAGTTCTCAAAAAACTTCAGAGCGAAACTGGCTACTCCCGTTGCTCTGTTTGCAATGCGTACAGCAGGATGGACAGCGAAGACAAGGAAAGTTTCCTGCAAGTTATGGATTCAGAAATCCCAGCAAAGAAAATTGTCAGCGCACTCATGGAAGTTGGCGTAAATCTCAGCCGCTACCAAATTGGCGACGCTCGCCGCGAGTGTATTAAAGGTATCAAGCAGTGCCCAACATTCAAGGGAGAGAAGAAGTGAAGAGTAAAAAACCAAACGCCCTAGCAGCATTGGCGAATAAAACAAAAGTTGCAAGCGATATCGCAAAGTTACTAGAGGCAAACAACATCCCAATTGAAGAATTGGGAAAGATTAAGATGAATAAGACTATTGTCAACAAAGACGGTGTGTCTACAGTAACCGACAGGACCGTAATTGAACTTCACCCATCTTGGTTTGATGATTCGCAAGTCGTGAAACCCGCGCCAGATATGGGCAAATTAAAACGACAAAAGTCAAGGACAAAAAGCCGCACACCAAAGGGCATGGAAACGGCGGTAATCATCCCTGATATACAGGTCGGTTACTACGACTACTCCATTGAACCAACAATCGTTGACCTTCAGCCTATTCACGACGAAAAGGCTATTTCAATAGGTTTGGCTGTGATATCTGACCTCCAGCCAGAACTTATTGTGATGAATGGCGACAATCTTGACTTTGAGGAAGTCGGCAAGTACGACAAGTCAAAGGCGTACGAGCGCATGCTCCAGCCAGCAATTGACAGAATGGCTGAATTTCTGCGTCAATTGAGGGAGGCGGCCCCATCTGCAAGAATCGTGTGGATTGAGGGAAACCATGAGAAGCGACTTCAGAAGTACCTTAACGAAAGAGCGCCAGCACTAGTTGGAATCCGAAAGGGCAAAGTATCTGGAGAGGGAAGGGCTAAATACCCAATCATCTCTGTGTCGGAACTCTGCCGAGTTGAGGATTTTGATGTTGAATACCTAGTTGGATACCCAGCATCACGGTTCTCTATCAACAAGAACTTGTATGTCATTCACGGCGACAAGGTCAACTCAAGCGGTTCAACTGCAGGAAAGTACCTTCCAAGCATCTCCCAGTCGGTGATATACGGACATATCCACAGGATGGAACTAAGCATGGTGACACGAGTTACCGAGCAAGGTTCGCGGACTGTAATGGCGGCAAGTTTCGGAACTTGGTGCAGAACAGACGGAGCAGTGCCATCTGTAAAGGGCGGGCAGGACGAAGACGGCAGACCAGTACTTCAAGGTGTTGAGAACTGGCAACAGGGAATCGGCATTATCACCTACGAACCACATGGAGTTGGGCACGAATGGTTTTACCCAGAACTAATGTGGATTATTGACGGGCGCGCCGTATTTCGCGGCAAAGAGTACATTGCCGAGTAGGAAAGACGAACTTCAAGAAGCCCTTAACGAATTAGTCAAGTTGGGGTGGGCGGAAGTTGTCGGAATAACCGATGACGGCGAATGGCTGTACCAAATAACAAAAAAAGGTATAGAGATTGCTGAAATGAACCACGCTTTGGGAGATTCGTTTGAAAGAATAATCCTTGAGGCAAATAAGGAGCAAGGTGAAGAACAATGACAACAATTGTCGGTATCCAAGGTGATGGTTTCGCGCTAGTTTGCGCCGATTCTCAAATATCCGAGATAAGCAGTGATGGCTACGCCACACAGGTTCTCACACTAAGAGAAGGCTCAGGGAAAATTGCCGCGAATGGTCGGTATCTCTTTGGAGCGGCTGGGGACCTAAGAGCCATCAATCTCCTGCATCACGCCTTCGCGCCCCCAGTTTGTCCTCCCAACCTAAAGGGAAAGAAACTAGACCACTTCATTACAGTTAAATTTATCCCAGCATTAAGAGAATGCTTTGACCAGCACGGGTATGCAACTCCAGTAAGTGAGTCATCCGAGCATATGGCGCAACACGGCTCAATCATCCTGGTGGTCATCAACGGCGTCATCTACACGGTGGACGGCGACTATTCATGGGTATCGGACCCGAATGGCATCTACGCCATAGGAACAGGCGCCCAATATGCAATGGGAGCAGTACACGCGCTGCAAGGAAAAACGAAATTTAATCTCTTTACGGCTAAGAAGACTGTACTAAAAGCGATGGCGGCGGCGGCAAAGTTTGACCCTTATACAGGGGCACCGTATCAATCATTTGTACAGGAAGCAGAGAGAGAAGCAAGCAAAGTGAAGCAAGTCAGCAAGAGTGTCACCAAAAAGATTGGTAAATAAAAGTATGGCAAATAATATTGGACAACCGTTTAATTTGCTTGCAATACACGGAAAAGACTGGATGGAGTACTCTGCTTGCAAGGGTAAGACACAACTTATGTTTCCCAAAGAACATAAGGACATTACCTACATTGCACGGGCTAGAGCAATATGTAAGGCTTGTCCAGTAAAGAAGCAATGCCTGGAGTACGCACTGGAGTTTCCACCTGCTGACATGCATGGTGTGTGGGCTGGATTGACATCAAGACAACTGGCAGCCGAGCAAAGGAAAAGAGGCATCAAGCCGACTAAGCCGACCCTTGCTCAAATGTGGGGAAGTAACTAGTCCTCTAGTTTTGGTGTATCGCCCGATAGGCAAAGGTACACAGGGAACTCATCTGAGGAGAAGTGGGCACCGAGAGTGTGAACAACTGCGCGGAGCGAAAGGCCGCCTATTCCACAGCCAATAGCAGGGATAGCCAAAGCCTTATAGCCACGCTCCTTACATAGACGAACAGTTTCATCTAGAGATTCTAAGATGTAGTAGATATCGGCATCAGGACCTGGATTGTTCTGGGTAACACAGTGGTAGATAGTGGGCTCACCAATTGCTTCAACTACAGAGCCACACTTAATCATTGGGTTAGAGGCTTTGTTCTCTTTACAGACTTCTAGGTAGCCATCGCATTGATTGCGGTATTTGATGGAAATGAGACCAGCAAAGCCGCCCATAACCCCTTTAGTGTTGACACCATGAGCAATGGCTTCAATATTGTTCTCGTCTACAAAGCGGAAGATATCGGTGTTCTCTTTAATAACTAGCACTAGGCAATCCTCACATTACAGGTCTCGCAAAAGACCAATCCATTTAGTTCTACTTCTTTCATCTTGCACTTGGGCTTCCCACAAGGCATCAACAGGGTTTCTCCTGCTAGATAGGCTTTGAGCATATCTTCTTTAGTTGACCTTGCAAACTGGGATGGTCCTGGTTGGGGTATTCCAGTTTGGGAACGAATGTATGTCCATACAGAGTAAAGAACTAGTTGGGTAACAGAAATACCCATATCAGAAGCGGTGTCAATTAGTTGGTTCTTCTGCTCGCCAGATAGGCGAATAGTCAGGTTGTAGTCTCGGTCAGGGTAATCAGCCCTCTGTGGTGGAACGCCCATTAGTTTCGCTCAATCAAGGTAGAGAGGTATTCGGTCAAAGTCATACCGACTGCCTCGGAGTCTGCTATCAGTTTGGATTTGACTTGCGATGAAAGGCGAAGGGTAATAGTGGAATATTGACCCTTTGGCTGAGCAGGTGGTCTACCGACATTCTTTTTCATACAGATGCGACTTTAGTCCACAAAAAGGAGAAATAGGTGAAAAGTGCTGCGCCCGTGTCAGTTTTTTCAAAATTTTGTAGTTGTGTCATCGGACCTCGTACATCTTGGCGTTCCACTCGGCAAGTTTGGCTTCGTACATAGCCTCAAAGGCTTTGCGGTCGTACTGGGCATTGA